TATTAGTAGGATGTGGGATGTGATTGAGGATATTAAAAAGACCATTGCAGAAAAGGAGGTTTCTGAAAATGAACAACTTTTTAATTCCAGTCCGAGAAAACCTCGTACGCCAGCAAATAAGAAATGTGCTGGTGCTGGTGCGTGTAGTGAACCAACTCCGAGAAAGTCCAACCTAAAGGTGGGTAGGAATACTAACCAACTTATGGGTGGCGGAATAAAGGCATAACAAGAATGGGCGGATATAGGTTTCCAAAAGATAAAGAAGAATTTTTATTGCGAGAGGCATATAATAATCTTATTGTCTTTGGTAAACTATTTCTGCCAGGTGACTTTCTAAAAAGTGAGACACCAGCATTTCACTATGTTGTAGCTAAAGGCTTATTGGAAAAATCTACAAAACCACTTGCTATTATTATTCCAAGAGGTCACGGCAAAACAACGCTGGTACGTGCCAAGATACTGCACGATATATGTTATTGTAAGAAAGCAAAGGAATGGGGGTTGTCTGACGATGACGACCCCCTCTTTTATGGGTGGGTTTCATCTACTCAAAGAAAGTCTATGAATAATATCAAATACATTAGGTTGCACGCTGAAAGCAATCTGATTATGAGATATTATTTTGGTGATTTATCGGGTAGGGATAAGAGAGGATTTGTATGGGGAAGAGAGGATTTAGAGTTTTCAAATCGGTGTAGTTTAGTATCCCGTTCTAACTTATCAAGCTTGCGTGGTGAGAATGCCGCAGACGTAAGTGCTGGGGCTATTCGTTATTCGGGAGTTTTCCTTGATGATACCGAGAACGAAGCCAACACTCGGACGGCTTCGGCTCGTGAGAACCTTGCCCTAACAATAATGGATGGAATCTTCCCATCAGTTGACGTTCACAAAGGACGTGTTTATTTTGTAGGAACTCCCGTACACTACGCATCCTTCTGCCAGAAGATACTGGATTCGTATTATAAGCACAAAGAAGAAGGCACGCTTGATAAATTTATGTGGGAGGTTATTACCTTTAAAGCCACGCAACCCAAAGCACCTGGCGGTGTTTTGTGGAATAGTTATATCCCACGTAGCGTATTGGATAGAATCAAACTTACTTATGCACAATCACCACGAGGTATAGCAGGTTACTATCAGGAATATGAATTAGAGATTCAGAATGCTGAATTTGCGCTTTGGAATCGTAATCACTTACGTTACTGGGATGGATACTTTACTATCGAGGATGGGGTAAAGTATATTGTAAAGGATGGAGAGCATATCCTTGTTAATACCTTTATAGGTTGTGACCCTGCTACTGACATAAAGTCAAAGGCATCCAATTATTCTGTTATTATGGCAATTGCTATTGACAAAGATAACAACGGGTATGTCTTAGAATATGTTAGGAAGCGGTATATTCCTTCATTGGCTATCAGAAATGCTAATGGTGAAATAGAATCTGGTGCTACTTGGGGAGTAGTGGATTACATCTTTGATATGGCAGTAAGATATGATGTTAATTCAGTAGTTGTTGAAGATGTAGCAATGAATAGAACTATTCTAAACGATTATTTATATGAATGTAAGCGTCGTAATACTTTTAAATACGGACTAATAGGAGTAAAGCCTGGCGGTACAAATAAAGTTAATCGTATCTATTCGGTGATGAATAATAGATTTGCTTCTGGGTCTGTGTATTTGAAAGATGGAATGTATGAACTTGAGAATGAAATACTTACTCTAGGAGATAAAATGGCGTATGATGACCTTGTAGATGCGTTGACGTATGCTTTTATGAAAAGCTATCCGCCTAGTAATTATGTCTATAATAAGAACAAAGTATTAGTAAAGAAAAAACCTGTTGCTAAGAATTGGATGGCGGCGTAGAGATGGACGGAAAAGAGATAAAAATATTATACGATTTGGCTAATAACAAGTTACGAACCAAGTGGTTAGCCGTTGGACAGCGTAATATGGATTATTTCTTGAATATCCAATTAACACCACAGGTTATTGCAAGGCTTAAAAAGGCTGGGATGCCTACCTTTGTAATTAACAAGATTACTCCTGCGGTTGAGCTGATGAAATACTTTGTTACTGCTGGAACACCACGTTGGCAAGTTGTGGGATTGGAAGAAAGTGATACAGATGTAGCTCATATTCCTACCGTCGTAGCAGAGTATTGTTTAAATCTTTCTAGTTGGCGAGTAGTATTTAGTAGAGTGGTATCCGATGCTATTATAAGGGGGGCAGGATATTTCTGGGTTATGGTTGACCCAGACTTAGATGATGGGATGGGAGAGGTATTAATTAAAGATTTACACCCTAGAGATGTCTTCTGGGATATACGTTCTCGGGATTTCTTTAGACGGGATGCAATGTATTGTGGCATAAGAAAAATCTTTTCTAAAGCCCAATTAATGCAAATGTATCCCGAGCATAAGGAACTAATAAAGCAAGCCAATACGATTGATAGCGAAGATAGTTTAATATCTAGTATTGGTGCTACCACTACTGCGCCCGATGGCACTGAAGAAGTAGAAGAGGTTAATCCTGGCGATATTGATAATGGCGATATTGATAATATTGATACTGGTTATTCCTATGATAATATTGATACTGGTTATTCCTATGATGTTCAGGATACTGATATATTACGATATAGTGTAGGAGATTCTGATTGGGATACTTTAATAGAGTATTTTCATATCTATCTAAAAGAGAAGAAACCCATTCATAGGATTACATATTACGTTGTTAAATCAGAAGAAGAAATTAAAGCCATTACTCAGCAATATACTCAAGAGTTCAATAAAATTGCTGAAGAGGGTAAGGTAAATATTGGTGACCAACTAGCCCAGCTAAAACAGGCTTTAGAGGCTGGTGAAATTACTCAAGAACGTTTTCAGTTTGAATCTAAGAGAATACAAGAAGAGTATGCTCAGAAGCTACAAGAGGTTCAAGATGAATTAAAACAGAAAATAGCCGAGTATTCAGTAGAGATTAAAACTGAGAAGTTTACAGAGAAAGAATATAATCAGTTAAAGAAATCGCCTGAATTTGTATCTACTATTATTGATGAAATAAAATACTACGCTACTGTTATTAAAGAAGTTACAGCAATAGGAGATAAGATATTAACTCAACGTTATCTTGATGACCGTATTACTGAATATCCGATAGTACAGTTACCGTATATAGATACAGGATGCCCATTCCCAATGGCGTATGTTACTATGTTAGTAGGTAAACAGGATGAGATTAATAAAGGTCATCAAATTACTATTCATAATGCTAACTTAGGGTCGGGATTGCGTTGGATGTATGATGAAGGTTCTATTGACCCAGATGTTTGGGAAATGTATTCGTCTTCGGTAGGTGCTTTGTTGCCTGTTCATACTGGAATGCAACATCCTATTCCTATAATGCCAGTTCCTATTTCTAATGGTTTTATCCAATTAGTCCAAGAGAGTAAGTATGATTTTGAAGACCAGTCTGGTATGTTTAGAACTATGGCTGGTGGTCAAGATAGTAATACTCAGACATATCGAGGATTATTAGCATTAGACGAATTTGGTACAAGACGGATAAAACAGTGGGTTATTAATGTTGTAGAACCTGTATTAACCTATTTAGGAAAAGTATTCCATTCAGTAGCGCAGTCCACTTACTCAGCATACAAGGTAATGCGTATTGTTCAACCAAATAATCAGTCTAAAACAGTAGAAATTAATATTCCTATCTACAATGATTATGGCGAGGCAGTAGAAAAGTCTATGAATTATAGTGAAATGAAGTTTGATATAGCCTTCGTAGCTGGTTCTACTCAACCTATTAACAGGTGGGCATTATTAGACGAATACTTTAAGTGGTTTCAGGCTGGTATTATTGATGATATTGCCTTCTTGGGTGAGACTGATATACGCAATAAGGAAAAGATTATTCAACGCAAATCCACATACAGTCAACTAATAGCTAATATTGATGAACTGAACAAGATGGTAAAAGATTTACAGAGTAGGAATAAAGCACTAGAAAATCAATTAGTTAATTATTCGATAAAAGATAAAGCTTCTACGGTAGGAGATAGATTGAACAAGCAATATATGGAAACTGCTTATCAACAGAAACTCTTACGTGGATTAATGAAAGGTAATGCCCGTGTAAAGAATCAAGAAATTCAGAATACAGTTAATTCTATTCTTCAGAACTTTAGTGGGCAGATGCAAGTAGAAGCTGAGAAACAAAAAATACAGATGCAGAATAGCGGTAATGCCGCAACTGCACAAAATAGAAGTCAGGAGACTAACCCTCCCCCGACTGAAGAAAATAACAACCCCCTAACAGAGGAGACAAACAATGAGTGATGAGTTTTTGGATGGTAACACATCCGATTTAGGTGGTAACACACCTTTTGGTGATAACACACCAGGTCTTGGTGATGATTTTGGAGATGATTCCGACGACGTGTTCGGCGATGATTTTTCAGATTTATCACAAACAGGACAAAATGATGATGACGATTTAGAAGATTCTGATTTCCAAGATGATGATGATGCGGCAAATATGGGGGGGAATCAGAAGAAGTCTAAACCAGTCAACTGGAAAAAGCGGTATCTGGATTCTTCTCGTGAAGCCAAACGTTTGTATGGCGAACTACAAGGAATCAAGCAAGCAATGCCGTTGATAAGTGCCGTACAGGCTAATCCCCAATTTGCTGAATATGTTCAACAATTTTTTAACAAAGGGAATCAGGGTCAGGATACGCTGGATTTGCCTGATGATTTTCAATTTGATGCCGATGAGGCATTTAAAAATCCGCAATCTCCATCTGGACAGGTTCTAAATAAGATAATTGAATCTCGTGCCAATCAAATCATTGAGAAACGCTTAGAAGCTGAAAAAGCAAAAACACAAGCGCAAAGAGTGGAACAAGACTTGGTAAACAAGTTTAAAATAACACCACAACAACTGGCAGAGATAAAACAATGGGCTTCTAAAAGAACTATTACTCCTGATGATATATACTTTTTGTATTTAAAGGAGAAAGGTTTATTGCAGAAGAACATTCATAATTCAATAATCCAAGACCAACGAAGACAATCTTCTAATGTACAAAGAGCTCCCCGTAGTGCCGCTACGCTGGAGAGTATGAACTCTGACGATATAGATAGAGATACGGCGGCATTTAATACAATTTTAAAATCAACAGGACAAAGTATGCGTAAACTTCTCGACGTCTGATTCTCTAATTAGACAGGAGAGAATGTTATGGCTACAAATTTAACGTTCGAGGGTGTACAAAACGCCCCACAATATATTGGCAATGTGCCTAATATCAATTTAGGCGACCAATATAAACCCTATGAGTTTGGTAAGAAATTATCGCAACTTAATATTGCTTCAGACCCGTTTTTTCGATTCGTCTCAAAACTCAGAAAAGAACCAGTAGCGGCTACTGAATATGTTTACACGGAAGAGCGTCCCAGTTTTTGCCGTAGGTATGCTTATGCTGTTGGTTGGAAACACGGTGAAGAAACGAGTTTTGTTGTTACTAGCAAAACTTTTGGTAGTGAAAATATCGTAGAGGGTAGTGCTATTAGTCTTAAATTGGCTGGTGACTATAAGACTGTTGGTAATATTACTAACGTATATGGTCAGGCTACCAATAAGATTAATATTGGTGCTGATGGAACTACTCCACGTTGGGTTATTCCCAATATTCTACTGCGAGTTCCTCTAAAACCCGAAGCAAAAGATTTACCAACTGACCCTTATAGCGCAACAGTTGCCACTGACTATATGACTGTATTAGTGCAAAGTGTTGGTGGTACTGCGCCTTATGTAGAGGTTACTGGTATTGTTGTTAGAGTTCCTAAAAATGGGACTTATGTATTAACTACACTATTAACCCCAACCGTAGTTGGTGAAGTTACCACTCAAAATGTAATTTCTGAAACGTATGGGATACATCCCGCTATGCTAGAGGCACTGAGAACAACTGTTCAAGGTACTGCGTTTGGTGCTGGTACGGGAGTGCCAGAGACTTGGGCGGATACTCCATACATTAATGGATATGCGATGACTCAAATTCTAAAGACCTTTTGCGCTATGGATAATTCTAGTAGGGCGAATGAAATGAGGTTCTTTAAGAATGAGTATGCCCGTATTTGGGGTAATAAACTAATCGAGCATAAATGGGATTTGGAACAAATTGGACTTTTTAGTTCACTTGGTAGAGATGCCAATGGCAATAGGCATACTGAAGGTGCGCTTAATTACATTATGAAAAACTCCAATGTTTTTTCGTTGAATTATGCTACTACTTATGCCGATGATTTATTTGAGCATCTTTCAATTATGCTTGACCCACGTTATAATAGTGTTGTCCCGACTTTATTCTTTGTTTCAACCCTGACTTACAACTGGATGAATAGGTTGGCTGGGCTGTATAAGAATAATATTACCATTGCAGGGAATAATATTGTTACACCAGATTTTGCTCTAACAAATAGAACTCAAATTCTTGGTGTGCCAACTGATGTTTTTGCAACTCCTAAAGGGCGTATTAAAGTTATTATTAATCCGCACCTTGACGGAACACCTGTTAAGATGTTGGGTATTAACTTGAACGGTGTGAAATATCGTCCGTTGGTTGGCAATGGTATTAATCGTGATACCAAAGTCTATCCTGGAGTTAAGTCTTTGGAAAAAGACGGCACTGATATTCAAGGCGATTTGATTCTTACGGAAGCCAGCTTTGAATGGAGCTTGCGTGAGACGCACGCCGTTTGGATATAAATCTTTAGGCTACCGACACTTGGGAGTAAGGGGGGAAGTTCTCTTTCCCCCATTTCGCCAACCTGAAATGGAGAGGAAATAATATGACAATAGGTGAAATATATTCAATAGTTAAGCAAAGCATTCCTAATATTGCGTTAGCCTCAGTGGTTGAAAAGATAAATGCCGCCCTGATAGAAATGTCTCCTAACCTGAAAAGAAAAGTCTTTGTTACTTACAATATTACTGCTAATTGTACTACTTATGAATTACCCAAGAACTGTATTTCTGTTCTTTCTGTTGATATATATGTAAACAATGCGTATAAAAAAATATCGAGATTTTATGATGACGGGATTATTCCTGTTGGAGATAGTGTTACACCGCTTGAAAATGTTACTGAATGGGAAAGTGTAAAAAATACTAACTATGCGTATTGTATATTAAATGATTCTGTTCAGTTATTTCAGATTAGTGGTGGAAAGTTAATAGCTCCTACCGAATCTTACGCTGGTGCATTGAAAGTAAAATATACTGCTAGACCAAATATGTTGGATATTGTTAGTATTACCAATGATACTGAACCAGATGTACCCCAAATATTACATACGGCTATTATTGATTATGTATTGTTTGAATGCTATATGGAGCTAGTATCCACTGTTAATGGAGAAAAGGAAATTTATACTCGTAGTCAATATCTTAATACTGCTAATGTGTATTATTCTAAATACGTGAATAAAATGAGACTGTTCAATGGCGGACAAATATCCCCCGAAGCACGTATCGCAAAATCTCCATCACCAATTACATCGTTGAGGTAACTATGAAAGATATACTTGCTAGTATTGCAACTTACGTCGGAGGTGAACAGGATGAGGAACTGAATATTGTTTATAACAATTTTAAGTTCAGTAAAGGAATGGCAGAACAATGGTTGCAAGATGGAGTTCGGATAATAATAAATGAGGTGCATCCTTCGGTATTATTGTCTTTATCTAAGAGTAAAGATATAATTACTAATCCAACTGATTTATCCACGTTATTGGGTAACATTGACTACAAGATAGTCTCGGTATTAAGATATTGTGGTAATTATAAGTATGTTTGTAGAGAGATATTACCCTCTCAAATAGCAGACATAACAAATAAGTATTCGTTATCTTATGCTACCGCATTAGACCCAGCATTCTGTACCAGAGAAAATGTATTAACTATCTATCCCGAAG